GGGGCGAGGAGTATTTCCGGCAACTCACGGCCGAGCGGCTCGTCGCGCGCACGGTTCACGGGCTGCGGCGTTACTCGTGGGAGAAGTCCTACGACCGCAACGAGACGCTCGATTGCAACGTCTACGCTTTTGCGGCCGCGACGTTGCTCGGCCTCCCGCGCTGGACTTCCGATCGTTGGCGGCGCGAGTTCGACTCGTTAGGCTCCGTCGAGCCGGCGCCGCGACGTGGGAAACCCGACCCGGTCGCGCCCCCGCCGGTTCCGCCGGAGCGGGCCGACACGGCGCCGCAACGTCCGCGCGGCGGTTATCTGTCGGGCTACCGATCACGAGGCGGCAAGGGATGGCTGCGACGCTAGAGGAACTCGCCGCGCTCGAGGCGGCGATCAATTCGGGCGTGCTCACTGCGCGCGACCGCGCCGGCCGCGTGATCACCTACCGATCCCGCGAGGAAATGATCGCGACGCGCGACGAAATGCGCCGCGAACTCAACCTCGAAACGTCGAACGGGCGCTCGCGGCGTCGCGTTTGGACCTACAACCGCGGAACCTGATTCGATGCCTCCGACAAATCCGCCGACGTTTTCGTTTCGCCGACTGATCAAGGCGGTCGCGCGAGAGCTCTCGCCGACGTGGTTCTCGAAACGTGAGGGCGCGCGCTTGCGGTCGACGCGCGATTCGCTCGCGCGCGAACTGCTCGAGGACCACCGCGCGCGCCGCGCCTCGCGTCGCCGTTGGGACGACGTCGAGTTCCGACGTTTCGACGCCGCGTCTCAAACGCCGCGCACGTCCGGTTGGATGGCTCCACAAACGTCACCGGACGGGACGGTCGCGACGCTCATCGATCGTTTGCGGCAACGCTCGCGCGATCTCGGCCGGAACAACTCGCACGCTCGGAAGGCCGTTCGCGCGCTCGCGGTCCACACCGTCGGAGTCGGAATCCGCGCGACGCTCGAGCACCCCGACGATGTCGTTCGCGATCGCGCGCAGAAACTTTGGGACGGTTGGGCGGAGTCGACGGAATGCGACGCCGACGGCCGAACCAACTTCTACGGTTTGCAGCGTCAAGTCGTGCGCAACGTGCACGAGGCCGGCGAGGTTCTGTCGCGGATGCGACTCCGGCGGTTGTCCGACGGACTCTCGGTCCCCTTGCAAATCCAACTCGTCGAGATCGATCTCCTCGACTCTCGCCGGGATACGTCGTTCATGGGCGCGACGGCCGGCGAGGAAAAAAACGCGATCGCCGGCGTCGAATTCGACGCGCGCGGCCGACGCCGCGGATATTGGCTTTTCCCGGCGCACCCGGCGCGCTCGAGCCAAGGCTACGGGACTTCGGTTTTCGTTCCGGCCGACACCGTCGGACACCACTTCGAAACACTCCGGCCCGGTCAAGTCCGCGGAATTCCGCGCGGCGCCTCGTGCCTGATGGGGCTCCGCGACCTCGGCGATTGGGCCGACGCGACCATTCTCCGAACGAAACTCGCGGCGTGTTACACCGCGTTTATTACGCGCGACGGCGACCCAGCCGACCCCGACGCCGAGGACGCGACGCCGACCGGGAAGGACATCGAGGAACTCGAACCCGGGATGATCGAATATCTCCGCGTCGGCGAGTCCGTCACGCTGACCGATCCCCCGGGCGTCGAGGGAATGGAGCATTTCGCGAAAATGACGCTCGAGTCAATCGCGGTCGGGTTCGACGTTCCCGCGTGGATTCTCACGGGCAATCTGTCGGACGTGAACCTATCGACCGCGAAGATTGCGGGCCTTGAGTTCGAGGCCGGGCTCGAGGCCGACCGGTCCGATTGGCTGATCCCGCAATTTTGCCGACTCGTGTTCGACTGGTTCTATCGGCAAGCCAAGATCGCCGGACTTCTCCCCGAAGGAATTACGGTTTCGTGGACGCCTCCTCCGATCGCTCTTTATGAACCGTTGAAGGAACTCGAGGCCGCGAAAGCGCGCATTCGCAACGGCCTTTCGACGCCTCCGGAGGAGCAAAAAAAAGCCGGCTGGCGGCCGCATGAACTGCTCGCCGAAACCGCGGCGTTTTGGAAAAAGGTCGACGAGCTCGAGCTCAAATTCGACACCGATCCGCGCCAAGCTGCGGCGGGAACTCCGACGAGTTCGCCGCAAAAGTCCGAGGACAAACCGGCGGACAAAACCGGCGACAAACCTCCCGCCGGCGGCGCGAAGGAAGAGACCGACGACGAGTCCGAAGATCCGAAAACGGGCGACGTCGCCAAGGGCGAGGCGAAGTAGCGTCGCCGACGGGCCCTTGATTTTCCCGCCGGCGTCGCAACACTCCAGACCATGCCGACCCTACGCGAAAGCTCGTCCGAGCTCGTCGACGTCGAGGATCTGTCGTTCCGCGCCGACGTGAAACCGTCGAGCTGGGACGAAGAGGACAACTCCGTCGAAGTCGTTTGGACGGCCGGCGCCGATGTCCTCCGGATGGATTGGAAGACCGGCGTTCGATACTGGGAACGGCTCGATTGCGCTCCCGGTTCCGTCGATCTCTCCCGGCTCCAATCCGGCAAAGCGCCCGTCCTCGACGCTCACGACGATTGGAGCAACCGTTCGGTTGTCGGCGTCGTCAAGGCGAACTCGGTCACGCTCGACCCGTCCTCGCGCATCGGTTCCGCGCGGCTGCGGTTCACCCGCGCGGTCGACGCTGTTCCGGTCGTCTCGCGCGTCAAAGAGGGCGTGATCAACTCTTTCTCGTTCGGCTACTCGCGGACGCGGATCGAGCAAACGGCCGAGACCCGCGACGGGTTCCCGGTTTGGGTCGTCCGCGCTTGGCAACCCTACGAAATCTCCCCTGTTCCGATTCCCGCGGATACCGGCACCGGCACCCGCGGCGTGAAACCACACTCCACAACCCGCTGCGAAATCGTTCGGAGCTCTCCCAACATGCCTCCCGAAATCCTCCCGACCCAAGCCGAGATCGACGCCGCGGACGCCAAGCGCAAGGCCGAAAGCCTCGCGGCCGAAAAAGCTGCTCGAGAAGCCGGCGCGAAGGCCGAGCGCGAGCGCGCCGCGGCCGTCGACGCGGTTCTGCGCAAAGCCAAGCTCGACCCCGAAACGGAAGCGCAACTCCGAACCAAGTTCACCGCGGACGGGACCACGGTCGACGCCGCGCGCGAGGCCGTGCTCGACGCGATCGCCGCGCGCGACGACAAAACCAAAACCGACACGACGCACCGCGCCGACGTCGGGCAGAGCGACGACGACAAGCTCCGCTCGGAGTTCGCCGACGCGCTGATTCGCCGCAACACCGCGACGAAACGGTCGGGCGTCGAAGGCGATCTGTGCAAGGCGTTCCGCGGGATGACGGCGCCGCGGATGGCGGAATTCTTCCTCCGTCGTTCCGGCGTTCGCACCGAACTCCTCGGGCACGTCGAGATCGCGCGCCGCGCGATGTCCACGTCGGACTTCCCCCAAGCTCTCGCGAACGTGCTCGGCAAAACGCTCCGCTCGAGTTACGTCGAGGCGCCGAAAACGTTCGAGGCGTTCGTGCGTCGAACGACCCTCAACGACTTCAAGCCGGCGAGTCGCGTCGGAATGTCCGGCGCTCCCGGTCTGCAAAAAGTCGTCGAGGGCGCGTCGCTTCCCAACGGGACGATCGCCGACATCGCGCAGGGAATCCGGTTGTTCAAGTACGGCACCGTTCTCCCGGTCACTTGGGAAACGATCGTCAACGACGACCTGGACGCGATCGTGAAAAACGGCCTGATGTTCGGCGCCTCTCTGGCGGCGCTCGAGGGCGATCTCGTGTACTCGCTGATCACCGGGAATCAAATCATGGACGAGACCGGCCTCGCGATGATCCACGCGACGCACGGGAACACGATGACGGGCGCGATGTCCGTCGCAAACCTCTCGATCGCGCGCGGCAAGATCCGGAAACAAGTCGGACCGGCGCCGGTTTCGCGTCCGCTCAACCTCGAGGGCCGTTTGATCCTGGTCGGGCCCGACCTCGAAATCGAGGCCGCGAAGTTCATCGCCGAAATCTCGCCGGAACAAGCGGCGAACGCGAACCCGCTGCGCGGCAAAATCCAAGGCGTCGTCGCCGACACGCGACTCGAGGCGACGAAATGGCGGCTCGCGGCGACCCCGGATCAAATCGACACAATCGAGCTCGCGAACCTCGCCGGCGTCGAGGACTTGATGATCGACGAACAAGTCGACTTCCGGACGAAGTCGCTCGAGACGTCGGCGCTCGCGCACCGCGGCGCCGCGGCGATCGATTACCGCTGGATCGTCGAGAGCACCGGAAGCTAAGTCGCCGCTCCGCGTCGACGTCGTCCACACCCACAACCGCACCGACCGAGGTTTTCTCTATGTCGCTCACTCCGATTTACCCCGAAGGCGCGCCGATTCCGATTCTCCTCGGAGCGGCTGCGGTTTCGGGCGTCCCGTTCATGCGCGGGAACATGCTTTGTGTTCCCGTCACCGACGGCGCGAACGGCGAAACGATCGCCGTCGAGGTCACCGGCGTACAC